CTGTTTTCCAATCGCCTTCTAGTATAGCGGCATGCATTTTTTTAAATTTGCTTAATCTAGTTCTACCCATGTTGAACATCATGTTAACCAGGATCTGCTGGACCTCGTCTGGTAATTCTGCAAAGACCCCGTCTTCGTATAATAACTCACATTCTCCGATTGCGATGTCCAAGTCTCTTTCAAAACATTCTTTGACTCTTTCTTCTGATACTGGCGTACCAACTTCTTGTCCGTGTTCTGGGTCTGATTCGAGAACGAGATGGCCGACACCAAATGTTGGGTAGCCGAGATGGTCTTTATAGATTTCATTAACAACTCCTTCGTCTATTTTAAGTTGTTCAAAAATTGCTTCTCTATTCAATGTAACTTCCTTTTTAAATAATTTTCTAAACATTATGTGTGTATTTATCTTGATTTAGAAATTTTAGCCAAAAAAAATGCCGGGCTAACCCGGCATTTTCACATTATGTTAGTTAAACACTACCTAAGTCTGCAACAGAACCGTAATCTTTAATAGTAAGATCGTCTGTTACAACTAGAACTGTTACAGTTGCGGCACCGCTTGAGGCCGAACCTGTATCGACAGTACAAGTTATATTAGAGCTTGAACTATAAATGTGTTGATAATTACTTTGGAATTGAAAAGTTTGCGTCATGTCAGCATCATCGGCTGTGAATAATCTGTCATCGTCACTGCCGTCGCCAACTTTGATGGCTGTACTTGAATCAGCACTAACCCATGGACTACCCACATCAACTGTTACCCCATACACCATAGCATTAGCAGGTATTTCAAACAATGTTGTTGTTCCACTGTTGTACTGAACCTCAGTACTCACATACTGTGCTACTGCCGATGTAGCCGCGTCAAATTGACCTTTAGTCAAGAATGCACTTGCCACTGTAGCATTTGCACCTCTAACTTCTACTAGAGTAGATCCATCATTATCAGTAAAACTGAAATAATTGTCGTTTGTGTCTGTTAGTATTTTTAGTCCTCTTTTACCAAATTGGACTAAATTTGCTAAACCCTTCAATGCGAAATTGTTAGTATCTGCCATTGTTGGTTACTCCATTATATAATCGATTATATGTAGAATTTCTACAGTTGTATTTATGCTAATTGTTCAATTGCGTCTATGATATAATCAGCATACAACTTAATTCCTGCTCTATTTGGATGCCTATCTTCATCTGTTAACCAGTACTTATTATCCTGAGTTAACCACTGTAATGGTCTATTATGTTCTTCGAATCGATTAAAACATCTATCCCAATAAGGAAAATCTACATCGTATGCCTTATCAGTGCTAATACATCTTCTTGTTTTAACACTGTTTCCATAATCTATGCTATGTATAAATCCCCATATCACATTAGCATCTGCAAAAAGATTTTTGTAATTATTTGCAAACTTTATTGCTCTTACAGTTTGATGTATGTAATGGTCCGTAACAGGAACAAAATCACATGCTTGAAATTTTAATAAATTTTCTGATGAATGTGCAAATTTTTGATGACCTATTCTAGATGCAATTAACAAATAGTCTGTTAATAATGCATTACGTTTTGTATATCCAAAATCCCAACCATTTATATATTCAGGCAATGTTGTAAAATGACTTGTTACTCTGCCTCTTTCCATGTTGAAAAACGGAATCCTGTCATCTATTGTAAAACCAAAAATAAACAAAGGCTTTTTAGGTGGGTTTGTAGTGATAAATTTTTGTATTTTTTGAATTGGTTGGATTGCAATTTCATAATTACTAGCACCACCTTCTGCTAAATTTACAAAAGGAACATCAAAGTGTTTTGCAACTTGCCCAGGCCATGTTTGATAAGCAGGCAAAACACCAAACTCATCGCCTAGTAAATCACAACAACCTTCTGTAAAACTGTCACCACAAGCAATAATATAATCAAAATCCATAACAATATTTAGTTGACATGTAGGCTTTATGGTAGTATAATTTAGCCATGTTTGACCAATCTTTACAACGTATCGGTTTTTGTTGCAAATATCTTGACCCGGATCAAAGTCAAAAGCCTAAGATCCTCAAGGAGATACAACAAAACTACACCGAAAAGGTAACTACTGTTGCATGGTGCAAAAGACAAGAACAGTCTGTTGCAGAGCAACGTATGTTGGATCTTATAGAACACAACATGCAAAGTGCATACAACCTAGTTGAATGGGTGGGTAGTTTGCCTGAAAATAGGAGAATGGTCAGACTTGGAAGTAATCAAATACCTATGGCTACTGAGCCAAATTATCGCTACATGTGGGACGATCCTGATAATATCCGGATGCTGGAGAAAGGATTCGGCAAGGTGGGCCAATTGGCTCGTGATCTTGATGTTCGTATTTCTTTCCATCCTGGGCAGTTTTGTGTACTGGCTAGCGACAAACCTGACGTTGTGGAACGAAGTATTGACGAATTTGAATATCATGTAAACATGGCTCGTTGGATGGGATATGGTAAAGAATTCCAAGACATGAAGATAAATGTACATATATCGGGTAGACAAGGTGCTGAAGGTATTATCAAAGTACTCCCTAAACTTTCACCCGAGGCCCGTAACACAATCACTATAGAGAATGATGAGATGTGTTGGGGTCTAGACGAATCACTAAAACTTAAGGATCATGTTGCATTGGTGTTAGACATACACCATCACTGGATTAGAGATGAAGAATACATACAACCCGAGGATGACAGAGTTAAAGCGGTTATCGACAGTTGGCGTGGAGTTCGCCCTGCTATGCATTATAGTTACAGTCGCGACGAGCATTTACCTGCTGGTGATGATACCCACGTTGGCTTGCATGACATTGTGGGACTTCTTGAAGAAGGTCATAAGAAACAAAAACTGAGAGCTCACTCAGACTACTATCCTAATAAAGATGCGAATGATTGGGCATTGAGTTTCTGGAAAGATTTCGATATCCAATGCGAAGCAAAGGCTAAGAATTTAGCCAGCGAACAATTATGGCGTCAAGCCATTTCCAGCGGAATTGTAACACAAATTGACTCCGGAGTCTGTGTTGACTGATTGGGGAACGCCGAGTTCCTGTACTATCTATCACATCTTGATGAGAGGTGAAACATTTTCTTTGTCAACTGGTTCTATAACCAATCAGTTACTTTTATTTACAACGAAACAAAAAAATGGTATGAAAATGCCTTATTTTTGTTAAATAAAGCATTGGAGTTAATATTTTATGACCTATGTTGTTAAAGGAGAGTGTGTAGACTGTAAGCATACTACATGCGTTAAAGTCTGCCCTGTAGATTGTTTTTTTGAAGGTGAAAATACTTTAGTTATTGATCCTGATATTTGTATTGACTGTGCTATCTGCGAACCAGAGTGCCCAGTAAATGCTATTGTAAGTGATAGAAAACTTGCACCTGAAGACCAACATTGGTTAGACTTTAATAAAGAAATGAGTAAAGAATGGCCCGTAATCAGAAAAGTCAAAGATCCTTTACCTACTTACGAAGAAGCAACAAAATATACCAAAGATGAACAATGGGCCAAAGTAAGTAGAATACCCTTCAAAGACATTACATAAATACATTTACGTCCAAAATACCTGGACAAAAACTTGACACATATACACAATTTTAGTATAATATATTAATATTGGAGTTGGAGATATGGAATTGTTAACGATAAAACAGGTGTTACTTTCAATGATGATAAGTTATGCACCGTATAATGTAGATGGAATTGAAATAGATCCTGAACAAGCATTGTGTTTAGCCACTAATGTTTATCATGAAGCAAAGGGTGAAACTCTTGCAGGTAAAAGTGCTGTAGCACACGTTACACTCAATAGAGTAAAACACGAAAAATATCCAAACAATGTATGTGATGTTGTTCAACAAGCAAAGTATCATGTAAACTGGAGAGGCAATCAAATGCCTGTAATTGGTTTATGTCAGTTCAGTTGGTATTGTGATGGAAAAAGCGATGCTATTCAGATAGTATATCACGAAGGTAGTCGTAAAGGTAAACCAATTGGTCCTAATATGGAAGCCTGGAAACAAAGTGTTCAAGTAGCATTACTGGCACTGAAAGGTGTTACAATAGATCCTACAAGCGGAGCAACACATTATTACAATCACAATATTAGTCAGCCTAATTGGGGTAGTGTCTATCCTGTTGTTGCAGTTTTGGCTAATCACACCTTCCTTGTAAGAAACGATTAAAACAGTATTTTAAGATAAATACTCTTGTAGAAACACAGGAGTAATTATGTACGAATACAGATGCAAAGTCTTAAAAGTAATCGATGGTGATACTGTTGACGTAGATATAGACTTAGGTTTTGGCATTGTTCTTAAAGATGAACGTGTTAGACTTATAGGTATAGACACACCAGAAAGCAGAACCAGAGACAAAGTAGAAAAAAGATTTGGTTTAGCCGCAAAGGCTAGATTAAAAGAAATGTTGGACAACAAGTCAGGTCCTATTCTCAAAACACAAATTAATAAAAAAGGTGAAGACATGAAAGGTAAGTTTGGTAGAATACTAGGCGACTTTAATGTGTATGATCCTAAAATAGATGCTTGGAGAAAGGTTACTGAAATTATGGTCGAAGAAGGACATGCAGTTGCGTATTTCGGAGGAAGTAAAGAAGAAATACAAGACAAGCATATGGCAAACAGAAAGAAATTAATTAGAGAAGGGCTAATTAATATGACTGAAGAGCAAGCCGGAATAGTATAAATTTATTTACAATATCTTGTAAATATTGTTATGCTCAAACCAGAACATTTATATTTAGAGATACCTGAACTGTTTTTACCCGAAAGGTTTTATGAATCTCAGGAAATATATTCTAACGAGCAACAAAAACAAGCAAACGATTTTTTATCAGGAATTAATTTAGATAGTAGTGGTAGTGCAAATTTTATAACAACTACCAAAGAATCTTCTTGGGAAATAGGTAATATTCATCCTGATGTAGCAAAAGATTTGTTAGAATGGTGTAGGTCTAATTTTAATTTAAAATTTTGTAACGTTTATTTAATTCGTACGAAACCCAATAATACTGGGCCTTGGCACAGTGAAGGGCCTATATTTAAAAGCAGAAGATGTGCATTAAACTTTTTAGTATCAGGTGAACTAGGTAAATGCAAAGCACAATGGGGAGTTCATAAAACACTTGATGTACATCCTGAAGAAATCGAAAAACATTTTGCTGGTGCCGTTCCAGATGATGATGTGGAAGTAATTGCAGAATATATATCACGTGAACATGTTCCATTCTTTTATAACACAGCATGTTTGCATAGATCCTTTAATATGTCAGAAGACCAGCCAAGAACTATTTTGAGTGTATCCTTATTTGATACTATAGGTGTAGCAGAAATTAAAAAAATGTTAGATAAAGGAACGTTGTTAAAATGAAATGGAAATCAACACCCGGATATTTCCATCCTGATAAAGCATCAATTGTAGAAGGATTAATAAATGATACTGTTACTGCTGAAACTAATTGTATAGAGATTGGTGTATTATGTGGCAAGAGTTTAATGCATTTAGTAGAACATAGTAATCCTAATCACGTTTATGCTATAGACCCATTCGAAGGTCAACAAACACAAGAGTTAACATTAGATGGTATACTAATGGTCGAAGTAGACTTCTCAAAAACATACGACTATGACAAAGTATGTAATAAATTTAAGGAATACGAGAATGTTACAATTATAAAAGGGTTTTCTCCTATGTATGATTTAGACTTACCTGATATAGGTTTTGCTTTTATAGACGGTGACCATTCTAAGGAAAGTGTGAGTAAAGATGCAGAATGGATTTACTCAAAAATGTCAAAAGGTTTAATTGTATTTGATGATTACGCATTAGAGGGAGTAGCAGATGCAGTTGAAGAATTTGCACAAAAGTACCAATTAGAAGTACATAAATCAAACCCACCAAGTGTACAAACAACTATTGCCTGGATTTTTATAGAAAAGACTTGACTTTTCATAACTAATCTGTATAATACAAACATTACAGGAAAATACTATGCTTATTGAAGTTATTAAAGAAAACGAAGTTGTCAGTTGCAGACTTACAACCGGTGAAGAATTAGTTGCAAGACTAAAGAAAGATAAAAGAGAAGACGGGTACGTTGAACTCGATAATCCTTTGATTGTAGGTAGAAGTGCTGAAGGCTTTGGTTTAATGCCATACATGATGACAGTAAATCCAGAAGCAACTGTTACCATCAAGTTAGAACATATTTTGACTGTGGCTAAGACTAATGATGAAATTAGCAAAGGTTACACAAAACAAACATCAAAGATTGAGACACTATGACGAAAAGATTTTATTCAGGCAAGACTTATGCACACAACACTGGGCATAGTTGCGCCTTTAGACAATGGCGAGCAGATAGCCACTGCAATCTAATTCATGGCTATGCTTTACAATTTGAATTTACATTCGGTGGCGATTCATTAGATGAACGCAACTGGATTGTAGACTTTGGTGGCTTAAAGCCATTGAAGACTTGGTTAGCAGAAATGTTTGACCATACATACTTAGTGGCCGAAGACGATCCTGAAATGGAAACAATTATTATGTTGAGAGACAAAGGTCTTATAGACTTAAGAATTGTAACTGCAACAGGTTGTGAGAGGTTTGCTGAGATGGCTTTTGACAAAGCAACTGAAATTGTAAATGAACTTACTAATGGAAGATGCTGGGTACAAAAAGTCACAGTAAGAGAACATGAAGCCAATAGTGCTACTGTTGAACTTGCTGACCATCAAAAAATGAGGTTTTTAGAAAACGTTCAATAGGTCTTATTGTGGCACCTGTTTGAAATCGGAGACGTCCGGTGAATTCGAAACACAATACTAATATATGAGATAATATGAACAGAGTCGACAGCATATTAAACACAGACGTGTGTTTAGTGTGTCCTTTCTAAAGTATTATTAATTCCGTTAGACCACCACTCATCTTCAAAACTTTTTAGATGACTAAAATTGTGTATACAGGCATCTACAATTTTATTTTTGTTTGTATCGTAAATGTTATCTATATCTTTGATTATTTCTATAATATTTGAATTTGTAAATGCATAATGATCTATGCTATGATAATCTCCAAAAATATCTACAAAATTTTCAAAGCCCATTTCTTTTAAACTAGACAGTACATACTCTCCACCGTTAACCACAAACGGCATTCCAAAAATCATAGGTTTATAGGTTTTTTCTGTTATACTGCTAGAAGGTATAAATTTTTTATTATCTTTTATTTTTATTCCCCAAGTTTCCATAGATATCCATAACTTAGAATTTGCTACCCAATCTTCTAAGGTCCATCTATCACTGGTCATCTTCTGTTCACCTTTAGGTCTAAGATCCCAACCAACATCATATGTACCTAATATACCATCGTTATCTAATCTATTTTTTTGTAGTTTCTCAAGTAAATTAATTCGGTGCTCTTTCATCCCACCTAATAAACAAGTATATTTGTATTCTTTTTCTCTATTTAAAATATTGTCACGTATTGTATCTATGTATTTGTTGGAACTATCATACCAAGGGCAATTTCTTTTTATCCAAGTATTGTGTTCTCGTTCCATTTGCATTACACTTACGGCTTCATGTAAAAATGCATGTGTAGGTACCCATTCAATATGAGGATACATTTTCTCACAATTTTTATCATAATTATCAAACACATATAAAAATCTATTTGCTAAATGTGTGTCATCCAAAACTGAAAAATCTAAAGTATCATGTAAGTTCCATGCTTCAAACTGATGTAAACCTGTAACCCAAGATTCAAAACAATTACCAACAATGATGTTTAATCCTTCAATCCATTTTCTATTTTTTAATGCCCACCATAAATCGGCACTAATTTCTAAAAAGTCATCGTTGTTTAATTTAATATTTCTATTAAGAATATCTTGAAATTTTATTTTAGGAACATCGTTTAAATCAAGTCTTTTGTTCCAACTATGTACCATTTGAATATAGGAATACAATGTTATATCAGCATTATCTCCTATAAATCTAAAATCGGTGCCTGTGTTGCCTTTGTATTTTGTATTGATTACTTGCAATCTTTCCTCATGGAAATAAGACAAGTCTTCAAAATCTATGTAATAAACAGTCATACTAATTTGTCACTATGCACCGTTCTTAAAAGAACTTCTGCTTCTTTTTGAGATAGTTTTAAACGCCCTGGATTATTAGGAAATACACAACAAGGTTGTACATTATAAAAAACTTCTTCCTCCTCACAAAATGGTCTTTGCCAGTAGTCACCGTTTTTATCTATTTCTATACATAGTTTGCGTTCTTCATTTCTTAAAACTATTTCCATGTCCATGCCTGTTTGTACAGAGGCTGGTCGTTGTAATCTATCTAAATATTCTTTGTCTGGTGTAATACCAAAAACAGGAAAAGCATCTCTAATAGGCCAATTATTAATTACTTTCCAAGTATGTTGAGGCCCACCTTCTTCTAAATCTATTGGTTCATATTTTCCTAATTTATCACCAAATTTTCTACTTAGCCAATGTTTTTCTTCTTCCCATACATCGTCATCTCTAATTACAGTTACTAATTCTTCTTTGTAAAATTTTTGTATTTTAGCACCGCCTTTGTATGCAAAATACTTTAAATCCTCATTTATAGTACATTCTAGACGTGCTTTTGATTGATTGTGGCTCCAGGATAGTATCATAATTGTATTTATTATAAGATAAATACTTTTACTATGTGGTTTGGTCTATTTACATTATTTACAGCCCTAGCCATCGCCGGTGTTGCGGCATGGTTTAGCATAGAGGGATTGATGGCTATCTTTAGTGCATCAGCCTTACCTATTGCTATTATGGCAGGAACATTAGAAGTTGGAAAACTTCTTACTGCCTCATGGTTGTACAGGTACTGGGAAGAAACTAGTAGACTGATGAAAGTCTATTTGTGTACAGCAGTATTTGTTTTAATGTTAATAACATCGATGGGTATATTCGGATACCTATCAAAAGCACATTTAGACCAAGCAGGAGAAAGTAGTGAAGCATTTGCTACTGTTGAACGTATTGAACAACGAATTTCAAGAGAACAAAATAAGATAACAATTATCCAAGAGCGTATAAACTCTCTCGGTGGCGGTGTAGATAATTCCCAAAGTATTACTCAACAAGAAACAATTAGAGATGGTGCTTGGGAACGTGTTCAAGGAGATATAGATTATAACCAAAGTCAAATAGATAGTGTGAGAAATCAACTGGCCCAAGATATTGCAGTACTTGATGCCAGACTTGCAACACTGGATGAAGCAGTAAACAACCTGCGTGAAAAAGGTGTAGAAGTAGTTACACTTGAAGAAGGTGGTGCATTCAGAAGTGCTGAAACAGAGAAGATAGATTATATTGCTCAAGCAAATGAATTGTTTGCAAATCAAAAAGAGGAACGTGATTCCATAGCAGAACAGAAAAATACACTGAGACAGCAGGCTACTGCTGATATCAGAGTATTCCAAAATACAATAGACAGATATAGAAGTCAAGCACAAGAGCAAATTAACGATGCTAATGACGAAATAAACAGACTCAGAGACTTAACAAACTCTACACAGGACGACAATTTAATAAAGATAGATGAATTTAATCAAGAGATAGATGGTATATATGATACTATTGCTACACTAAATGATGAAAAGTTTGGGGCAGAATCTATAGTAAGAAATCTAGAACAAGAAGTCGGACCTATTAAATATGTAGCCCAATTAATTTATGGTGGCGATAGCCAAAACTATTTAGACCAAGCCGTAAGATTATTCATCTTAATGCTAGTGTTCGTATTTGATCCACTAGCGGTTGTTTTAGTTATTGCCGCCAACCAGACATTGATTAGATACGGAATTAATTTAGAGAAAAAAGGACCAGAGTATGACGGAAGGAGTAGGACCAATAAATCCAACGAACTATCTGAATCCTCAGACACCTCCAGTAATATCGGAGAGACCAATAGTGAAGCAGAGGATACAGATACTGCCGAACATAGGGGAACAGCAGATAACAACATACACATACAAGCAGAAGGGGCACTTGGAATCGACAGTAGTGAGAAGCCAAGTAATCAACCTTCTGCTGTAGATGATGCCGCACAGGCAATGATGGAGAGTGCGGCAAGAATTAAAGATAAAGAAATTG